AGGAGCCGGCGGCGGCGGATCTGTACGGGCACGAGACCCGCACCGTGTACCGGCGATACTTTCGCGAGAGCTCCGAGGCGCCGATCGAGGTCACGCGCTGGATTGTCGAGGACGAGGTGGAGCGCCGGATCGAGCCCCCGATCCTCCTCCCGGTGCCGTTCATGCCGATTGTGTGCGTCGGCTCGATCGACATCCTTCCCGGCTGCGACCCGCTGCCGCTCTTGCCCGTCGGGCGCTGCGCTCTGGCCTACTACCGAAAGAGCGCCAGCTATGAACACTCGCTCTACCTCGCAGGCCAACCGACGCCCTACGTCACGGGGCTCGATCAGGAGCAGTACGACCAGATCCGCCGCCAGGGCATCGGCTCCTCCGCGCTCTGGCATCTCGGGGACGATGGCCGCGCGGGCTTCCTCGAGACGAGCGGCATCGGACTCAAGGAGCAGCGCGAGGGCATGGCGATGGAGCTCCACCAGGCGGAGACCTACGCCGTTCGCCTCGTGCAGCGTCAGGCGGGCGGTGTGGAGTCGGCGGCGGCGATGGCGATGCGCGCCGCCGCACAGCACGCCTCGATCTACTCGCTCGCCGATGGCGTGAGCGATGGCGTGCAGCGCGCCGAGCGGATGCGCGCGCGCTGGTCCGGGCGCGCGGACCCTGCCCGCTTCCGCCTCCGCACGGAGTTCTCCGAGCAGTACGCGAGCGAGCAGATGGTGGCCGCGATCGACCGCGCGGTGACCAGCGGCAACGCCCCGCGATCGGTGCTCTTCGAGACGTTCCGGCGCGCGAACCTCACGAGCAAGAGCGACGAGGAGCTTGCCGCCGAGATCGAGGCGAGCGGGGCGATTCCCTTCGAGGAGCGCGCCGCGAGCGCGTCCGGGGGTGAGGGGCGCCAGGGCGCATGAGCGCCCCCGATATCGAGCGCCTTCTACGTCGACGGCTCTACCTACAGCGCTACGTCAGTGCGCTCGACGAGGAGCTCACCGCGCTCGCCGAGCCGGGGGATGCACGCCTGCTCGCCGCCCTCGGCGACTTCCTCGGGCGCGCCGACGCGCGCGCGCTCGGCGCCCTCGGGCGCGCGCGGCGCACCCATCCGCTCGTGCGCGAGTTGCACGCGCAGATCGCCGCCGTCCTCGGCGAGCAGCGCGCCGCGACCCTCGCGCTGATCGCCGAGGCGCTCCCCGATCTTGCCGCGCGAGAGCTCCGCGTCACCGCCGAGGCGATCAGCCTCGCCGCGGTACCGAGCGCGCGGGGGCTGGCCACCGAGCCGGCTGATGGGAGCCCCCCGGCGGTGCTCCTCGGCGCCGCGCTCGCGCTCTACGCGCGGCGGCTGAACGCGGAGATCGTGCGCGCGGCGACGAGCGAGACACCCGAGGCGATGCTCTCGCTCGTGCGCGGGAGCGGCGCGCTCCGCCAGCGCGACGGGCTTCTCCACTGGCGCCGCACGCGCCTGCTGCGCCCGAACGTGGACTTGATCGTGAACGCCACCGCCTCGAACGCGGCGCGGCGCGCGTACCGCCTCGCCCGCGTCGAGCTCGTCGACCATCTCGCCACGCTCGACTACCGCACCTGCCCGCGCTGCCGGGCGGCCGAGGCGGGCGGACCGTACCGCCTCGGCACGGAGCCGGGGCCGACGCTGCACCCGCGCTGCCGCTGTCTCTCGATACCGGCCGGCTACCTCGCCGAGATCGTGCGCCCGTTCGTGGCCGATGCCCGACCGGTGAAGGACATCCCCAAGGGCGAGCGCGCCGGGAAGATCGGCCGGACGCGGCTCTCGATCGAGCAGTTTTTCGCGCGCATGAGTGCCGAGGACCGTCGCGCCTACCTCGGCCCCACCCTCGCCGCGCGATGGGAGCGCGGGGTAGTGACGGACATCCGCGACCTTGTGGACGCCCGAACGCTCGCCCCGCTCCGACTCGATCAGATCCCCGAGCGCTAACCCTCTGCCGCTCAGGCACCGCCCGTGTAGGCCGAAACCCGTGGTGAACCGCGGGGCGATGTTCGCCCCGCCTCCACCACGAGGCTGTGCCTACCAATGCCGTTCAAGTTCTCCGAAATCGAGGGGTTCGACCCCGAGCTCGCCGCCCGACTCGACGCGGACGACAGCGTCAGTACCGCGCTCGCCGCGCACCACAAAGCCGAAATCGAGGGCGGAGTGGCCGCCCGCGTCGAGGTCGCCAAGGGCGAGTTCAAGAAGAAGATGGACTCGATGGGCACCAAGCTCGCGGACGCGGAGGCGCGTGCCGAGGGACGGGCCGCGATCGACCCCGAAGAGCTCAAGGCGCTACGGCTCGCCGCCGACAAGAGCCCAGAGCTCACCGCGCAACTCGAGGCGATGAAGAAAACGGCAGCCGACGCCGAGACGGCTGCCAAGCAACGGGCGGAGGAGAACGTCGCGCTACGGCGCTCGCACGTGGTCACGCAGGCCGTGAACGAGCACAACGCGGCAAACCCCACGGTGGCTCTCAAGCCCGACGCACACGACCTGGTCGAGATGCTCGCGGCGAACACGCTGCGATACGACGAGGACGCGAAGACGTTCCGCGTCTACCAGGGGCAGGAGATCGTCGCGACCGACAAGGGCGCGGCGACGCCGCAGGACTGGATCGCCGGACTCCGTGAGTCCCGCCCCAGTCTCTTCGCGGCACCGGTCGGGGGCGGTGCGCCCGGCTCCCGAGGATCCGGCAGTGCCGGCGAGAAGCAGATCAGCCGCAGCGACTTCGAGGCCTTGGCCCCCGCGCGCCAAGGCGAGGTCGCGCGAACCCACGCCATCACTGACTGAGAGAGACGCCACCCATGGCCAACAACCTCACGGGTCTTATACCCACCATCTACACCGCGCTCGATATCGTCCGGCGCGAACTGATCGGGTTCATCCCCAACGTTTCCGTCGACGCTGCCGCCACCGGCGCCGCGGTCGGGCAGACGGTGACCGCGCACGTCGTGCCCCAAGGCGGGCTCGAGGATATCGTGCCCGGCGCGCAGCCGGCCGCGAGCGGCGATCACGAGCTCGGGAGCGTCTCGGTCGGGATCACCAAGAGCAAGGCGTACCCGATCCGCTGGACCGGAGAGGAGCAGCTGGCCCTCGGCCAGAACGGGCAGTACAACGCCATCCTGGCCGATCAGTTCGCGCAGGGCTTTCGCACGCTCTCGAACGCGGTCGAGGCGGATCTCGGCTCGCTGTACACGAAGTTCGCCCGCGCGATCGGCACCGCCGGCACTACCCCGTTCGGCGTCGCCGACGATCACTCGGATTGGTCGAACGCCAATCGCGTGCTCGACGAGCTCGGGTGCCCGCAATCGGGGCGCGTCATGGTCCTCGGGAGCCAGGCTCGAGCCAAGGTCGAGGGCGTGCAGTCGGGGCTCTTCAAGGTCAACGAGGCCGGCGACGCGGGCGCGATGCTCCGCGAGCGGCAGCTGCGCGAGATCCACGGCTTCACGATGGGCTTCTCCGCTGGCGTGCGCAATCACAGCGGCGGCACCGGCTCGGGCTACCTGGTGAACAACGGCGCAGGGTACGGGGCCGGTGACACCGCCCTCGTGCTCGACACCGGCACCGGCACCGTGCTGCCCGGCGACGTGGTGACGATCGCAGGCTCGGGCGAGCAATTCGTCGTCGCCTCGAAGTCCGGCTCCGAGCTCACGCTCAACGCGCCGGGGCTCGACACCGTGATCGTCGACGACGCGGCCGTGACCGTGGTCGGGAACTACACGGCGAACGCCTTCTTTCACCGCAACAGTCTGCTCCTCGCCGCGCGCGCGCCGGCAATGCCCGCCGGTGGCGACTCCGCCGACGACGTGATGACGGTGACCGATCCGGTCAGCAACATCACGTTCCAGGTGGCGATGTATCGCCAGTACAAGCAGATCAAGTACGAGATCGGATTGGCGTGGGGCGTGGACGCGCCGAACGCGGGCTTGGCAGGCGTCCTGCTCGGCTGATCGACATGGCGACGCTTGTCGACATGGAGCGCGCAGGGACGCGCGCCGAGGTCCACCCGGCGGAGGTGGCGGCCTTCGCCGCCGTCGGCTGGGTGGTGCTCGAGCCCGAGCCCGAGCCCGAGCCCGAGCCCGAGCCCGAGCCCGAGCCCGAGCGCGAGCCGGCAACGTTCTCGGTGCACCGGATCGTCGACGGGGTGCGAAACGAGCGCGCGAGCCGCGCCCGTCTCTCGCGCGCGGCGGCCGAGCGCTACGTTGCGCGCCGCCCGGACGATCGGTTCGTGATCGAGCCGGACGAGCATTGATCCGGTGGCGCTGATCGTCGAGGACGGGAGCGGCGTTGCCGAGGCCGAGAGCTACGTGAGCGTCGAGGCGGCGGGCGTGTTCTTCAGCGCGCGCGATCTCGCGCCCCCCGCGGAGGGGCTTCTACGCCGCGCCATGGACTACCTCGAGACGCTTTCGTGGGCGGGGAGGGTGGCCGAGGGCACGCAGCCGCTGGCCTTCCCGCGCGCCGGGCTCACGAACCGAAACGGGGCGCCGCTCGGCGCCGATCTCGTGCCGCCCGAGCTCGTGCGCGCACAGCTCTGGCTCGCCTACTACATCGGGCAGGGCACCGACCCAGGGGCGCCTGCCGCGCTGAACGTGCGCCGCGAGAAGGTCGGCCCGATCGACACGGAGTACGCCGTCGGGGTCGGCGCCCGCCACGCGATCCGTATCGAGGAGCTCCCGCGCGTCTACCGCGAGCTCGAGCCGTTCCTCGCCAACGATAGCGGCACCCTCGTTCGCACGAGCGTGCTCGGGATCGATCGCGCGTGAGCGGCCCGCACGAGAGAGGGGCGGCGAGCGCCGAGCGCGCCATCGCGCGCCACGGGCGCGATATCACGCTGATCGTGCCGGGGGCACCCACCGGCTCGAAGCGCGATCCGCAGCCGGGGGCGCCGACCGAGATCGTGGTCCGCGCGCTCGAGCTCGAGATCGCCTCCTCCGAGATCGACGGGAGCGTGATCCAAGGGCACGACCGGCGCTATCTCGTGGCCGGCTCCGTCGCGGTCACCACCGCGATGCGCCTCAGAGATGACGTGCCGGCGGCGTACGAAATCGTACGCACGCAGCCGACGCAGCCGGGCACCACGCGGCTTGTCACCGAAATCCTGGCCAGGCTCTGAGCGCCCCGTGCCCGCCCTCTCCTCACTCGTGGCCGAGTACAAGCGCCGACTGCTGTTCGTCGCGCAGCGAGCCACCGAGATCACCGCCACGCGCGTGTACGTGCGTACGCCGGTGGACTCCGGGGCGCTGCGCGCGAGTTGGACGCCGAGCCTCGATGGCGCCTACCGCCTCGCCTCGAGCGCGGGGGATGCCACGCCCCTCGCCCCGGTCATCGCGCGACTCACCCTCGGGGCCGTCTTCACGCTCCGAAACCGCCAGCCCTACGGCCCGGCGATCGAATACCACGGGCATAGCGGCCAGGCGCCCGCCGGGATGCTCGGGCCGAGCATTGCCGAGTGGGGAGCGAACGTTCGGGAGGCCACCCGTGCCGCCCGATGAAGAGGAGCTACGGGTGCTGTTCGGCGAGGCGATCGACGCCTTTGCCGGCGCGCGCGCACTGC